CCTGACTCTCCTCTGGTGATCCCAATTACGGTGATCACACGCCATATCGATTAAGATATGACGTCCATTTGCTACAGCTCTATCTCCTTCCTGAGACCATTTTAGGGAAGGACTGACGTGGCCTCAGGACGACTATAGGATTAACGCATAAACCAAGCGTACCTCCTATCGTCGTTTTATTGTGCTTTATGCACAAGGTCATATAGCTGAAGCAAACCTAAGAATGATGTCGGACGTCTTAGGGCGTCCAGCTCGTTCTAAATGGTTTTTGTCTGCGAAGGGTTCTTCGCCTTCCTTCAAAAACCATTTCAGCATGGCACCAAGCCCGTCAAGATTACTCTTGGGAGCTTTTGATGAATCAACGTATCCCCTGACAAGGGGAATATGAAGATCATGATGCATCTTTTCTTGATCGTAACCAAGAAAAGACCATCTGCCATACACCGGAGAAGTTGGAAGGACAGCCGGAAAGGGGATATTTCTATCCTCCATCCATTTATCCAACCATCGCGCCGTTTGCCACATTCCGTTCAGATAAAACTGATTGCGGAGTGAGGAAAGCGACACTATCTCTGGAACGAACCCCCGTCGGGCAGGTAGATCTTGACGCACTCTCACGATAGAAACATCGTCAGAGGCGTAGAACTCCTTACCGCAAGACTCTCTGAACCTTCCGGTCCAGAAAGACTTACCGGCATTGACTAGAAACCCAAAAGTTTCTAGTCTGCTCACAACGGGCTGCACGAAACTCACGGGGATGATAATATCATCACCGTAAATCCGCACCTGGCCCCGCAAGGATTTCATATCCTTTTGGGTCAGGGGTCTCTTGAGGCCGTCCTGAATTCCCATGAAGATTAAGACCGCAAAGGTCATAGCTTCAATAGGAAAACAGAGTGCCGATCCCATAGACGCGAACTTCGCTAGGCGTTTAACGCCATAGTGAGGAACGTCAGTCTTCCGACTACGACAAGCATCGATAGCCTCTGCTAAATGAGGATATCGTGTCATCATTAGTCGTACATACTGATTAGAAACACTATCGGAGGCTTCGCTTAAATCAAGCGTAGCAAGGGTTCCATTGCTGGAACCAATTCTAGCCAAAACCTGATTAGGGATTTGGTCATCGAATCCGACGAAATTGGACATGTTGTCATGATGTTCAATTTCATCAACGAGTATCTTCATGATAGCCTGTTGTGTATACATCATACATGTAGGCTCCATGGCGATAATTCGCGGTGTTTTTAACGTTTTAGGAACAAGAGTAACCTTCACAGGTCGCTCTTTTCCAGGATCAAGCATGTTCACTTGGTCTAGGTTTTCAAAATACCTAGAACTTGGAATTAGATACTCCCCCATAGGGAAGATATATTCCAAGCGCTCAGTCCATTCTGACTGTTCGTACTTCTTGTTTCCAAGAAGACGATCAGCAGTGGATCCGGGCCCATGCCTTGGCAGAGGATACTGGTCACTCAAATTACTTGAGCTGACCCCCTCGATCTTACGATCGAGAGTTTTAAGTATATCATGCCAAAGGAACGAACTCATCTGAACGAAGTCAATTTTCTCGACTTCACTCAAATGCGTCCGTCCTGCGAACACGCTTCTCAGACTTGAGATACCCAACTACAGCGTTTCTCTTTCGTGTATCGCTACACTCAAGAGAAACCTTCTGAAACATCCGGCAGGTTTGTCGGATGGCAAAGATAGCATCTGTAGATGGGTCATCAAGCAAGAGACCCGTTCCACGGTCGAAAACAAGGTCCAGGAAACCTCCTAAGAATAGGGGGAGACCACCTTTCCTCTTGAAACCGAGGAAAGCGTCGGGACCCACCTGCATTTCGTCGAGGCCTTTTTCGAGGTCTAGAGCGAACGCAGGGAGAGTTATCGTAAGAAACGATAACCCCTCACCTTCGACACGCCTGGTAACATATTTTATGTCACCAGTGGTGCTTGTGCGACACCAGGTCCCCAATTCATTGAGGACCTCCTGTAAGAGTAACATAAGGCTTTTCATAATCCCCTATCTTTTACTAAGTTAGGTGTGATTATCCATAGCCATGTGTTACACCGACACCAGAACTTCTTCTGGTTAACCGTCGATAATAAATTATCAAACGGCCAATCCTAGTTCTCGCCACCCAGAAGCTGAGTGACTTTGGCACCTGAAGTGGCAGTGAGATACAGGGTTAGTGCATCTACAATCTGCTTAGCCTCAGCCACGGTGTACCCATACGTAGGAACATCACATACAAGATAACAAGTCATCGAGTATGGAACGTTCTGCGCTGGGATCAACGCGTCTGCGGCAGTCTTCTTGTGCTCCAACCGGACTGTCCTGCGAGTCCTCTTTCCATAAGAGTGACTAACAGACAGCTTGACGGTACCGTCATCCTTTTGAAAGGATCCGGTATTAACGCCATTGCTAACTCTCGGAAGAGAGTTAGCAACCGAGTTGATAGTAACGGATTGTGGATCGGCATAAGC